GGGTCTGGACGAGGCCATTGCCGCCGTTGAGACTGAAAAGGGAAAAAAACTGCTCCATGCGGCCGTGGAAATGGCCTATACGGATTCCCGCATGATGGCCGCAATCCTGAAAAAAATTCTGCCCGACATGCGTCATGTGGAGGCGGATGTGCGGGCGGCGCATGAAGACTGGATCAAAATCCTGGAGGCCGATGACCCTGGTATCGCTAGCGCATTACAGCCGGGAAAAGGAGCGGATCTGGCGCCGGAAACTGGCGACGATCTTTCCTTTCTACGCTAAGCACTTTCTTAAGATCCGCACCAAAAGCGGGTCCGTCCGGCCGTTTGTCCTTAACGGCGTTCAGCAGTACCTGCATGATGAAATTGAAGGTCAAAAACGGCGCACCGGAAAAGTCCGCGCCATAATTCTCAAAGGCCGACAGCAGGGCTGCTCCACCTATGTGGGCGGCCGCTACTACCATCTTACCACACACCATCACGGCATTCGCACCTTCATTCTCACCCACGAACAGGAAGCCACAACCAATCTCTTTGAAATGGTGGAACGGTATCACGACCGGATGCATCCCGAATTCAAGCCGTCCACCGGGGCGTCCAACAGAAAAGAGCTGCTCTTTGACCAGCTGGACTCGGGCTACCGGGTGGGCACGGCCGGCACCAAGGGGGTGGGCAGATCTTCCACCATTCAATTGTTCCACGGCAGTGAGGTGGCCTTCTGGCCCCACGCGGACACCCATGCGGCCGGGATCCTGCAGACTGTGCCCGATCAACCGGGCACCGAGATTATCTTAGAGAGCACCGGCAACGGGCTGGGCAATTTGTTTCACCAGGCCTGGCAGCAGGCCGTGGCAGGGCTAAGTGAATATATCGCCATCTTTATTCCCTGGTACTGGCAGGATGAATACCGCACCGATACGGTGGGCGAGAATTTCATTCTGGACGAAGAGGAGCAGCAGTACAAGGAGCTGTACAAGCTGGATCTTTTGCAGATGGCCTGGCGGCGCAGAAAGATTCTGGAGCTGGGGGATCCGTTGCTGTTCAAGCAGGAGTACCCGGCAACGCCCGATGAGGCCTTTCAGTCCACCGGGGTGGCGTCGTTCATTAACAGCGACGACATCATGCGGGCCAGAAAGCAGCCGCCCTACCGCAGCCTGGGTGCCGTGATCGCAGGATTTGATCCGGCCCGGGAGGGTGAAGACCGGGACGCTTGGATCTACCGTCAGGGGCTCAACGCCTTCGGCCTGGAATACAATCAGTTTTGCACCTTTCCGCAAAAGGTGGCCTATTGCATCCGCAAACTTACGGCCGAACCGCGCATAGATATGCTTTTCATCGATTACGGCGGCGGAGGCTGGGAGATCGCCGGGATGCTGCGCGAGGCCGGGTTCGGGGACCGGGTGCGGGTGGTGAATTTCGGATCTACGGCCGACAACGTTGCGGCCTATGTCAACAAGCGCTCGGAGATGTACGGGGAGTGCAAAAAATGGCTCACGGACAAGAACGAGCCCCCCAGCATACCCGACGACGACGCCCTGCATGGGGACCTTACCGCGCCGGGCTATGAGTACGACAGCCGGACGCGGATCCGCCTGGAGCGTAAAAAGGAAGTAAAGAAACGGCTGCTGAGGTCGCCGGACGGGGCCGATGCCCTGGTCCTGACTTTCGCTTTTCCCGTGCTCCGGGACCATGTGCATGCGGGGGTGGTGGATACGGCCAGGTGCAAGACCGAATACCAACTTTTTGGATAAGAACGCGGGGATCGCCCGCAACGAGTAGGTGTAAACCATGTGCATGAGCACCCCGGACATAAAAGTTCCGGAACCGGCGCCCGCGCCGGAGAAAAGCGTGGAAGAGCGCAAGGCGCGTATCCGCGATCAGGTCGGCCGCACCCGACGGGCGGCCCTGGGCGGGATCCAGAGCACCATTTTGACCGGGCCCGCGGCAATGTCTGCCGGCGGCAAAACCCTTTTAGGGCAATAGACCATGGACGCCGTCAAACAATTCAATAAACGCCTGGCCGCCCTGGCTGCGGAGTACGAGACCTGGAAGACCCATTACAAGGATATCAGTGCGTTTCTGATACCCCGCAAGGGGCGCTTTCTGGACCGCGACACGATCCCCAATGATGGGAGCAAACGCCACCGCGACATCATCGACAATACCGGCGGCAGGGCGCTGAGGATCCTGGCCGCGGGCATGCAGAGCGGACTGACAAGTCCTGCGAGGCCCTGGTACAAATTGGGTTTGGCGGACAAAGACCTGATGGAGTTCGCGCCGGTGCGCCAGTGGTTGGAGGAAGTGCGCAAGCGCATGCTCTATGTGTTTCACCGCTCCAACTTTTATACGTCCACCCACAATATCTATTACGAGATGGGGGCCTTCGGCACCGGGGCCATGGCCATCGATGCCGATTTTCATACGGTGATTCGCTGCTATCCGTTCACCGTAGGAGAATACTACCTGGCGTGCGGTGCCGATCTGCGGGTGAACAGCTTTTTCCGCATCTACTGGGACACGGTGAGAAATGTGGTGGAAAAGTACGGCGAAAAGAACTGCAGCACATCCACCGTGAATATGTTTAAAAACGGCAACGGCGACAAGTGGATCCAGATTGTGCATGTGATCGAGCCCAACCCGGAGCATGTGCCGCAGAGCCTGGCGGCAAAGAGAAAACCCTTTCGCAGCGCCACATATGAGTACAAAGGCCATGGGGAGAAGTTCCTGCGGGAAAGCGGCTACGACCATTTTCCGGTGATGGCCCCACGCTGGACCGTGACCGGTGCCGACGTGTACGGCAACAGCCCGGGCATGGAGACTTTAGGGGATATCAAGATGCTGCAGAAGATGCAGACCAAGGCCTTGGTGGCCCTGGACAAGCTGGTGGACCCGCCCATGAATGCCCCTATGAACCTGAAGAGCAAGGGCGCCAGCATCATTCCCGGCGGTGTAAACTATCTGGATTTGAATCAGGGGCAGCAAGCCTTTGTGCCGGCCTACCAGGTGAACCCGGATTTTCAGAAAATTGAGTACAAGATTGAAAAAGTGCAGCAAGCCATCCGTGAAGGGTTTTTTGCGGATCTTTTTCTCATGATCGCCAATTCCAGGAAGGACATGACCGCCACCGAGGTGGTGGAGCGCCATGAAGAAAAACTGCTGATGCTGGGGCCGGTGATCGAGCGCATCCAGCCCGAGTTGCTGGACCGGGTGATCGACCGCACCTTCTACCTCATGGACCAGTCCGGTATGATCCCGGCGCCGCCCGAAGAGCTGGAAGGCATGGAGCTGGAGGTGGAGTACATCTCCCTTTTGGCCCAGGCTCAGAAAATGGTGGGGGTTACGGCCATTGAGCAGGTTGCGGCGTTCGTGGGCAACCTGGCCGCGGTCAAGCCCGAGACTTTGGATAAATTGGATCAGGATGAGGCCGTGGATCAATATGCCGACATGGTGGGCGTGCCGCCCAAGATCATCGTGCCCGACGACCGGGTGAGAGAAATCCGGGCCGAACGGGCAAAACAGATGCAACAGCAGCAGGCCATGGAGCAGGGCCGCCAGCTGGCCGAGGGGGCCAAGACCTTGAGTCAGACCGATACCGGCGGCAACAACGCCCTTTCGGCCCTTATCGGCAATCTGGGCGGCGGGTCCGCGCCGGTTTCCAGCCGGATGCAGTAGAAAAGTTTATGCAACCATAAAACATTTTATCAGGAGAAGAACAGACGATGCCCGAAGAAGAAAAACACAATGCCGCGGATCCCGAGGCCGTGGCCCGGCAGGAGGAGCAGGCCAGGATCCAGCGGCAGCAGGAGCTTGAGGACATGCGCCAGATATTGTCCACCATGGCCGGGGTGCGGCTGTTTCGGCGCATGGTGCGGGTGGGCCGGGTGATGTCCACCTCCGTGACCAATGAGAACCCCTACTATACTTATTTCAACGAAGGGGCGCGCAACCTGGTCAATTACTTTCTGGCCGATGTGATCGCGGTGTCGCCCGACAAGTTCAACCTGCTGCTCACCAACGATAACTCGGTTCCGGCAGCAAAACCCAAACTGAAAGCGGGGCAATAATGACCGAGAAAACACTGCATAACTCCGACGTGTCTGCCGCAAGGATCAATGTACCGGATATCCGGGTATTCGGCGACGACGATCTGTGGCAATTGATCTGCAAGGCCAGCTCTGAAAGCGAGGGCTGGATGAAGTCCACCAAGGGGATGGAAGTGCCCGGGGCCGGGTGTGTGGTGCAGGTCACCACGCAGCAGCGCAATCCCGATGGCTCTTATGCCGTTGCCGAAGCATTGGCCTTCGTGCCCGGAGTACAGATCGCAGAGGATCACAAGGGTCGGCGGTACCTTGAGGTAGGGGCGTGATGGAGCAAGAGACAACCCCTACCACGGCGTTAACCCCCGATACCCCGAATGCCGGCGAAGATAATGCTTCGGCTTTCCGGCAATCCGCTGCCGATCCGGCGGGGCAGACCGGGCAGAGCGAGGACAAAACGGCGCTGCAGGGTGCGCCGGAAACATATGAAGATTTCACCGTTCCGGACGGCATGGCGCTGGACCGGGATGCACTTGAGAGCTTTACCCCCGTTGCCAGAGAACTCAACCTGACCCAGGCGCAGGCGCAGCAGCTGGTGGATCTGTATGCCACGCAGCTCAACGCGCTTAAGGCCTCTCAGGATGAGCAGGTGGCAAGCTTGCGTAAAGGATGGGTGGAAAGCGTTAAGGCAGATGAAGAGATAGGGGGCGCGGCCATGAACGAAAAACTGGCCGTGGCGGTCAAGGCACTGGACAAATTCGGCACCCCGCAGTTGCGCCGAATACTGGCTGAGAGCGGCTTAGGGGACCACCCCGAGATGGTGCGGGTTTTTTACCGTATCGGCAAGGCCGGGGCTGAAGACAAGATCGAAAGCGGCGAAGGTTCCCAACCGCCGCCGGACCAGCGCAGCCCGGCCGAGATCCTCTATCCGAACCAGGGAAAAATCTAACCTGATCCTTTAGGGGAGTAAATTATGGCGACCATTGGAAATTTGGCGTTAACCCTGTCCGAGTGGGCCAAAAGAGTGGACCCGGACGGCAAGCATGCCAAAATTGTAGAGATTTTAAACCAGACAAACGAGGTGCTGGATGACGCCATGTGGGTGGAGGGCAACCTGCCCACGGGTCACAGGACCACCGTCCGCGGCGGGCTACCGTCGCTCACATGGCGCCTGCTCAATTACGGCGTACCGGTAAGCAAGTCCGATACGGCCCAGGTGACCGACACCTGCGGCATGCTGGAGGGCTACAGTGAGGTGGACAAGGCCCTGGCGGATCTGAACGGCAACACGGCCGAGTTCCGCATGGGCGAGGACAAGCCGTTTCTTGAGGCAATGAACCAGACCGTGGCCAGCGCGATTTTTTATGGCAACAGCGACACCGATCCGGAGAAGATCATGGGCCTGGGGCCGAGGTACAACAGCCTGTCGGCCGGCAACGGCGGCAACATTCTTTCCGGCGGCGGCACGGGCAGCGACAACACCAGTATCTGGCTGGTGACCTGGGGCGAGAATACTTGCCACATGATTTTTCCGAAAGGCTCCAAGATGGGCCTGCAGCACAACGACAAGGGCCAGGTGACTCTCCAGGACGCCAACAACAACAACTATGAAGGCTATCGCACCCATTACAAGTGGGATTTGGGGCTCACGGTGCGCGACTGGCGCTATGTGGTGCGCATCGCCAACATCGATGTGAGTGATTTGACCACCTTCGGGGCGGGCACCGACAACAGCGCGCCGCTGATCCGGCTGATGGTGCAGGCCTACAACCTGATTCCCAGCATGGGTATGGGTCGCACGGCCATTTATTGCAACAAGACGGTAAAGACCTGGCTGGATATCATGGCCATGGAAAAGGCCAATGTGCAGCTCTCCATCGATGAGTACGACGGCAAGCCGATCACCCGGTTCCATGGGATTCCGATCCGAAAATGCGACGTCCTTTTGAACACCGAGGCCCAGGTCTCCTAATTTTGATAAAAAAGCCGCTTTGGGGGCTTTGGTCCGCTTAAAAGTTAAGGCATAACCGTTCGTCGGGCCACGGTTACCCCCCTTGTCTTTGTGAGACCGGGCTTACAAAGCGGCGACAACCGTTCTTTTATGAGGAGATGCGCGATGTATCTGGACAAACAGAACCTTTACAGCGAGGACCAGGCCATCACCGCCTCGGCTGCCAGCACCAACGTGATTGACCATACGGTGTCGGAAATCGGTCCCGGCGAGCCGGTGG